TATCGCCGCCGTCCTCAAACGCGAACTCGCTCGGGATATAGCCGATGCTCATCGATCGCACGGCACCCGCCTTGAGCAATTTGTAGGCGTCCTGGCCACGTTGCGTGTCGACGAGCTGCCACGTGCCAAGCAGTCCCTTGGCATCTTCCTTAAGCGATTTCTCAATGCCGATCGGCTCGCGCATGTCGTGCTGCCAGAGCAGTGGTCGGAACTTGCGGGCGCTCAGCGTGTCAGCGAATGCGCCTTTGGTGATGATGTCGCCGCCGTGGTCCTTGAAGCCGAAGGTCGAGGCGTACGCGGTGAATTGCATCGAACCGTCTGAGCCGGCCTTGATCTCGACCAACTCCAGCGGGGTAGCTTTGTAGAACAAGGGGCCGGCTCCCTTCAGAAGCGTTGAAGATGAGCCGGGGGTAGCGCTGCTAGCGCCGGCAGATGTGTTGGAAAACTTGGTGCGATCCGCAGTGTTAAACAGTTATGGATACATGCCCAAACTGTCTCCACGACAACGACATGCACTACGCGCCTGATGGACCAGGAACCCGAGTCGTTTGCGTCGACGGCTATCGCGATCCTCTGTGGGGGACTACAACCGACTGCGATTGTGTCATGGTCCCGCCGTGCTGCATCGCAGACCGATGCCTTGGCCTTAGTGCCAGACACACCTGCTGCATCTGTTTAGGCAGTAGCGAGGACTAGTCGCGGCTTCGCGCGGAACCGCTCAATTGCATCGAGCCACGCCAGTGGCCAGTTCTGCCAATTCTTCTCTAGCGTGTATTTCTCCATCACGGTGCGCCGCGCGTTCCGACTGATCGTCCTGCGCAACTCGGCATCTTCGATCAGCCGGCTCAACGCCTCGACGATCTGCTCTGCTGTCTCGGCAACCAGCGCGTCCTCGCCATCGGTCACTTCCGCACCATAAAGCGTCGGGCTGACAACACACGCCACACCGGCCAGCGTCATCTCGTACCACTTGATGCACGTCTTCGACGTGTTGAACACCAGCGGCGCGACGATGCAACAACCAATGTCGAGGTTGATCAGCGCTCGCGGGTACTCTTCCAGGGACAGCCACGGCAGCGAGTGGCGCCGTTCGTCTGGGATCGAGTGGTACAGCGAATCGCTCATGTGACCCTGAATCACGAACTCCACGTGCGGGTAGCGCTTGGCGATGATCGTCCACGCCTCGGCGAGTGGCTTCATGTCGGCCTCTTCGCGCGCCCCGCCAGCCCAACCAACCGTCAACTTGCCTTCGAGCTCGGGAATGCGCCCAATACCACGGAGCGTGGCCTTGAACCACCTGGCGTCAATGCTGTTCGGGATGTGGTAGACCGGCGTATCCGCGGGCGCGTACTGGCGCGCAATCGTCGCCAGACGCCGACTCGACACCGTGACGCCGTCGCACACACTCAGCATCTTGATGCGTTCGTTGCGTTCCCACTCGAGCTGTTTCTCACCTTTGGCGGCTTCCGCGGGAAAGACGCGCATCTGACGATCGACGATCCTGGGCGAGAAGATGTCGTCATCGATCTCGTACAGCCAGGCTAGACCGGCTTTATGAATGACGTTGACCCATGCCTCGCCAATTCCTTCGACTGGCCAGACGATGCGCGGCGTAATGACAGCGTCATACCGGCCCTGCGCAACCAGCGGCAGCACCTTGTCCGAATCGTTCTTGTGGCACCACTCGGCGATGTACCCACGCTGCTCGAGTTCTCGGAACGGCTGCCAAATTCTCCAAAGTGAGCAACCTGTCTCGTCGCCGCAGAGCGCGAGAACGCGAGGTGCGCGACCGAGCACAGTTCACCTCGCACCTAGTAAGATCAGGGATGTGGCCCTAGGCCAGGGTCATCAAGTGAGTGGCGGCGTGGACAGCGACACGCGCAGGGCCGAACCGATCGGGAACGGGACGAGTAAAACGAGGGGCCTGGTCGTCCAATAGCGGGGGCAGCACCCGCCCACTCACCCACTTACGGCTTGGGCTTCATGTCCTCGCCGACCGCTCGAGCAACAGCCTCCACCGCATGCGCCAACTGAAGAAACTCCTCGGGCGGCATATTCAACTCGGCCAGGATCGTGCCTTCCTTCGCGATCCGAAGCATGACCATGCCCGGCTGAGCCGCCGAATCCTTGCCGTACGCCAGGTCGTAGGCGTACTCGACAAGAGCAGGCTTCTTCTTCCGTGGTCGGCGCGCTGGCGCTACCGTCACAGCAACTCCATTGCCCTGGTCACCAGTGCTTTCGCCTGAGCCTCGCGCTGGGCGTACTGGGCACTCACGGCCTGCACGTTCCGCTCGGCCTCTTCGCGCATCGCTTGAATGGAGTTTCCCAGCGTTTCAGCCTCCTGGGTCAGCTCCGCAACCTTCTGACGTAACCGTTTGGTCTGCGTCTTCTCCCAGAAGCCTGTCGCCTGTGCTTTCCATGCCAGCGCCCACTCGTACAACGTGGCATCAGGTTCGGCTCGAGCGCCATCCTCGTAAAAGCTTCGGCGCGCGGATTCTGCCTCACGCCTGAGCGTGGCGACCTCTTGCAGCAGCATGGCGCCATCGTTGCGATACCACGATTCTGCGCCCTCTGATGACAGTGGCCCACCGATGCGGCGAGCGATTGCATGCAGATCGGCCTCACTGGGCCGTACAACTGTGGTCACACTTGTCCTCCGATCACGGGACTAACAACCAGTCTGCAATTCGGATGTAAAAGGCTCGGCGGCTGACTGACCGGGTAGATCCGTCCGTCGCGAGCCGCACAGGCCGCATCGTGGTCGCCATCGTGCGCCAGTAGCCCGGTCACCACGCCGCGGCCAAGCGTCTGGAATCGCTGCGCCGTGGCTTGGAGCTGCGCCTTTTGCAATTCGGTTCGCGCAATCGTCAACGGTCGGCTCTTCCACGTCTCGTCGAAAAGCCCGTCAATGCCTGGAAACTCGGGTGTGCCGTAGGCGATCTGGCTCGCAGTCAGGCCACGCATCAGGCCGTCATGGATGCGTTCGGCAACCATGCGCCGTGTGGTCGCGTCAACAGCGACCGCGGCAGCACGCGCGGATAACACGATCTGGCGCACGGACGGATCATCGAGCGGGACGGTGCTCAAGTTGAGTACGCGCAGGACGAGGGTGTGAACGGCTCGCAGGGTGGCGCCGTACCAGAGCACGAAGATTGCGGTCAGGAGCGCTAACTCGAGGTCGTCGTCCCGAATGCCCTGGAGGTCGGCTTCTTGCTTGAGTTCAGCGCGTGCCATTGACGAGTTTCGCCGTGATGCGTTTGTGCTGGCCGTTCTGGAGTTTCGTCAGGTCGTCGGCAAAGTCGCCCGCTGCTTGATCCACGATACTCTGCACCACCTGAGCAAACACGTCGCCGCGCGCCTTCCCGCCCGGAGGTGTCGCAGGCTGCACAGGAGACGCACCAGGTGGTAACGCTGGCGGAGGAGCCGGTGGCAGCATCGAATCAGCTACGGTCACCAGCGTCCCGCCAGACGCCAGGAACAGCGTATCGTCGGGCGGCAGATCAGAGTCGTAGCCCAGGCCGCGCAAGGCCATCTCGCGTGTGATCACGCCGGCCTTGTAATCCTCGCGGAGTCGCAGGTGCTTCGCGTTCTCGTCCTCTTGCAGCGACCGCACCTGACTCAGATCGTGGGCGATCACCGTTCTACGATCGCTCGTAAAGTCGGGCTTGAGTTTCCGGTTCCACTTGGCCTCGTCCATGATCCACTGCGGGACCACGGTCAACTCCGTAAAGTTCTCGCGAACCTGGCGAGCGCTGGCGTAGTTGCTCGTTTGCTCGAGTCCGACCCCGAGCCGCGCCACCAACGGGTCAACGCCCATCACCGCGGCAATCCGTGTCTCAGGAACGTCATGTAGCGTTTTCAGGTTCATCTGGTCAGGAGTGAAACCGAACTGCGTCATATCCGCGCCACCGGACAAGACACCAACTCGACCGCGGTTCTCGCCACTGAATGAGTTAGCAATATTCGCCTTGAGCTCTTCGATCTGCTTGGGCGACAGCATGGTTTCGGCAGGCAACTTGGCCACCAGGCCCGGCGTACCAAAATTCCTGAGCAGTGCGTCCGCGTAGCGTGTCGCCTCGCCATCACTGGCGATCTCACGAATCAAGCGTTTGAGTGGCGCAATGCCCTTGCGCGTGTCGTACGGATCCACCCCCAGCTTGAAGTGGATCACGTTCTCTACCGGGATCTGCTCGGGCGGGCCACCGTTGTACCGGTCGAGCTCGTACCAATCAATAAAGTTGTTCGAGCCGCGTTCCGTGTGTGGTCGCATGCGCGTCGGGCTGATCGGCCACAACTCGACCGGCAGGCCCGTGTTCACGTTGCCTGACCGTACTTTGAGCACATAGGCATTGCCGTCAATATGACGTGCCCAGGTCGCCCACCAGCGGATCTCGTCCAGGTCTAATTCTGGGTGCGGCTCGTCGAACAGGTCGAGGATGGGACTCTCGAACACTGGCTCGCGCTCATGCTTATCGTCGATCGTCCACACGCGCAGCGGCGCCTCGATACTGGCGTATGCGAGCGCACGAAGGCAGGCAAACACGGCCGAATTGCCGTCACCCTGATAGTCCTCGCCGTACGGGACCGTGTTCGCGGTGTAGACGAGATGATTGACGTAGCTCCAGTTGACCGTAGCATCAAGCGGCGTGAATTTTTGTTGCCGCTGTGGCAGGTAGTCACCCGAGAGTGCCGACAAGGCCGCCCGGAAGATATTCGGCATGTTTGCCACCTCCGGGCAGGATTCGGGAGTAAAATGACGAGGTGATACCTCGTTGGTTCCATTGGATTTGGGCCGTCGTGAACGGTTACTTCTGGTTACCGTGCCGCATCTGCGGCCGGATGTTCGGCGGCCATGAAAGCGTCGGTCAGACTGTCACGGAAGACGGTACCCTGTGGCCCTCGTGCAGCCTGCACCCGTGGAAGACGGGCCGCGACCCATGGTCAATCGACGCGGCATCTGCCCGCCGGGAATGGGCTAACCAGAACCACTAAGTCGTCTTTACTAGTGCGCTCGCGTCCCGCAAGAACTGACTAACCGCCTCGTCGGTCTTGGGATGTTGGCACAGCAGCGGTAAAAACTGCGGCGGCACGGTCACGATATCCGCGCCCGCCTGAATCGCTTCGTTCACGTCGATCATCTGGCGGATGCTGCCGACGATGATCTCGGTCGGGCACTTCCAGCGGTCGAAGGTTTCGCGCACCTGGCGCACCACCGTCGCCGCGTCCTGGCCAGTGTCGCGAATGCGGCCCCAGAACAGACTGACGTAGTTGGCACGAGCGTTCGCGGCCATAATCGCCTGGTTGTAGGACATGCACGCCGTGACGTTGACTTTGACGTTGTCGCGGCGCAATCGGTGAACGATCGATAGTTCGTCCCAACCGATCGGCACCTTGAACACGAGTCCAGCGTAACCGTAGTCATTGAAGTCCTCGGTCACCTGAACACTCAGCGGGATAGTGTCCCCGTAACGACGCAGGAGCCTGATGATGTCCTCGATCGAGCCTTGATCCTTGGCCATGATCGACGGATTCGTGGTCACGCCACGGACGACACCACGCTGGAGCGCCGCCTCAATGTCCTCCAAGTTGGCCGAGTCGATGAAGAGCTTCATTGCAAGGCCGGATGCCAGACGAGGAGATGGCACAACACGCTCTGGAACGATTCGGCGTGTGGCGTCACGTGCTCCTCATTCACTGTTGGCACCACCACATAAGCGTTCGCAACGCGTTGGATGTAGCCCTTCTCTCTGCCCACGATCCCCGCAATCCACGCTCCTCGAACTAGCGCGTAGTCAAGCGCAGGAATCAGGTTTGCACTGGTCGTACTGGTCCCGCCACCGACCGACAATGCAACCACCATGTCATCCGCGCCCAGATGGCTTGTTTTGAGCCAACTGGCGAACACGGTGTGCCAGCCGACATCATTGGTTTGCGCTGTAAGTTCAGCCACGTTGTCGGTCGGGGCGTACGCTTCGATCCCGGCGATCTTGCGCAGATCGTTGACGAAGTGCGAGGCGTTGGCGGCACTGCCACCATTGCCGAGCACAAACACTCGCCCGCCCACAGCTTTCGTTTGAGCCAGCAGGCTGGCGCACGCGTCGATCTGGTCGGCGTCGAGCGCTTTCGCGATGGCGGCAACCTCATCCAGGTACGAGATCGTGAACGACATACCGCCTGAACGCTGCCAACCCCTCGAGCGAGCCGATCTCGTAAACGGGCTCGGTGACTTCGTAGCCAGCGAGTCGGTCTTCGTCTGCGAGATCCCCAAACACCTCCCCGAGACCTGAACTTACGTGCCGTCTGAATATGTCAGGCTCAAAGAGCGAGAACCCAGCATCACCACAATTGCCGTGACCGTAGCCGTAGACCGTTTCATCCTCATAGATCACGTTCTTCCGACCAGGGCAACGAACGGCCATCATGGCGTCAGCGTCTCGGTACTGGAACGCTTTGTACGCCTTCATCAAGTCGTAGAGCGGATACACGTCGCCATACAGCACGCCGAACTGGCTGCCCAGGCGCGGCAACGCCTTCCGAATCGCGCCGGCCGTACCGAGCAGCTCCGGCCCATCGAACGAATACTCGATCTCAAGCCCGAACTGCTTGCCCGTGCCAACGTGCCCCTTGATCTGCTCGCCGAGATAGCCGGTGCACAGCACGACTCGCTCGATGCCCTGACTGGCAATGAGTTCTAGTTGCCAGTCGATGAACGGTTTCCCGTCCACCTCAACCAGCGACTTGGGCACCGTGTCGGTAAGTGGTTTCAGTCGCGTCCCGAGCCCGCCGCACAGGATCGCCACGGTCAGGCTCACGACGCAACAACTCGCGCGCCGTCGAAGTCAAACCGGAACCGCACCTCGCGCAACCCCGCCTCACACATTTCTCGCCGGAGTGGTCCCTTCTGTTCGGCGTAAAACAACAAGAACCCGCCGCCGCCAGCACCAACGAGTTTCCCGCCGAGCGCGCCGTTCTCCAGCCCAAGCGTGCGCCATCGCTGGATATCCTCACTCGCTGGTGTGCGCTGATGCTTGGTGGCCCACTGTCCGTTCATCTGATCGGCGAAGAAGTCGAGCTCGCCGCTCTCAAGTGCTCGGACCGCCAACATGGCCACAAGGGCATCCGCCCCACCATATGGCATTGTGCTGGCGCCAAGGATCTCCGCGGCCTTTCGCGTGTGCCCGGTGAAGAACAACAGCAAGTTGTCTTCTAGGTCCGCCAACGTATCGGCTCGTAGGTTCAGGCCAGCAGCACACACCTGACCGTCTTGCATGAACGACAGCATCGTAATGCCACCGAGCGCCGCGATGTACTGATCTTGCTTACCAATGGGCTGCTCCAGCGCGTCGATCTCGATCTGACACGCTTCCTCGGCGAGTTGCTGCGGCGAGCACGTCTGACGCTGGTATGTATGGAGCGCGAGCAGCAGCGCGACCGTAAAACTCGACGACGAACCGAGTCCGGTGCCGGCTGGAATATCGGCGTGGCTGCAAATCTCCAGGCCGCGGCCATCAACGCCAACCAGACGCATCGTCTCGCGCACGATCGGGTGCTCGACGTGCTCGGCGTCCTTGACGCGTTCCATCTTGCTGTACTTGACGATCAGGTCGTCGACGAACGTCTCATGAATCGTGATCGTGACGTACTTGTCGATTGCCGCCGCGAGACAATGGCCGCCGAACTTCTCGTAGTAGGCAGGGATGTCCGTGCCACCACCACCAAGCGTGATCCTGAGCGGCGCTCTGGCAATGATCACGTATCAACGCCGACTGGATCGCGATACTTGATCTCTCGTGCGGCGCCGGCTAGCACCGCTGCGAGTTTGAACGCGCCATCGGCGGTCATGCAGATACTGAAAGTCTGACCTTCACTGACCATCCGTAAGCACACCGTGTCGTCATCAACATCGCGCATGACCGCTAGCACGCCGCCTGGGAGCCGCGCCGACCAGTGCCGTGACGTTGTCACGCCGGCACCACCCTTCGCATGCGGTAGTCATCCTTGCCCAACTCGCCCAGGTGCTCCCAATCGTCCCACACCGCGCTGAACAACCGACCGCTGATCCCGTCACTGCGCGAGGATGCCAGAATCGCTATCAGGTCGACCGCTCGCTGCATCGCAGCGTCAGGATCGTCTGGTAGCGCCGCGCGTAACCGCATGCGCGTATTGAGCGTGCCAGGGGCCACCGCGTTGACATCGATCCCCGTATCAGCCAGGTCGATGGCGAGCGCTTCGGTGAATCGCAGCAGGCCCGCCTTCGACGTGTTGTACGCCGTACATTCGGGATGTGGCCGCACGCCCGCACCCGAGACGTTGATGATCTTGCCGTGGCCTTGCTTGCGCATGATCGGCAAGACAGCGCGACAGCAAATCACTGCGCCAATAAGGTTAATACGAATAGCCTCCAGCCATTCGAGCCAATTGATTTCATCGATTTGGCCGACCGGACCATAAATGGCCGCATTGTTGACTAGCACGTCGATTCGACCATTGATCTCGATGATGTTGTCAACCATATCGTCAACATCACAATGCAGCCCCACGTCGCATTGGTACGTAGTGTCGCCATGCCTCGAGCACGTAATAACCGTGTGTGTCTGCGCGAGATGATTTGCCACGGCCGCGCCCAGGCCCATGCTGCCGCCGGTGACGAGCGCGACCGGCTTATCCGTCAAAAGCACGGTCCTCGCGAACCTCGGTGACGATAATGATGTAGCGCTTACCGTTGATCCCGATCTGCATATCTGCTCGATGCCCGTCGTCACGAATGCCGCTACTGCTGGTCATGTGCTGGACTAACGTTTCGATTGGATGCCAGTGCGAACTGATCCACGCATCCATGACAGACGCGAGCAACTGGCTCGCTCGTGGTACACCGCCGAGTTCGAGATCGCGATAACAAGACGGAATGTCACTCGGCGCTACGTACTTATCCGTCAAATGACGCGACCGTCCTGAGCACGGCGTCCTTGATCGAGACGGTAGGCGTCCAGCCAAGCGACAACAACCGCGTGCAGTCCAGCAGTGTCAGCCGTTTGTCGCCCACCCAACTGGTGCCAGTGTACACCCGTTCAGGCTCGATATTGAGCGATTCGCACAACCAGCTGAGCGACTCATTCACCGTGCACGATTGGTAGTGCCCAACGTTGAAAATCCGCACCGGCTCGCTCGAGTCATCCAGCCCGGCGTGCAGGACCGCTTCGACCACATCGCTGACGTAGATGTACGACCTGCGCTGCTCGCCGTCGCCGAGCACCTCGATGCGAGTCGGATCGTGCTTGAGCTTCTGCCAGAAGTCGTACAGGTGGCCGCGGTGGTAGCCCTCGCCCAACACTGGCGCGAACCGGAAGATGGTTGCCTGCAGGTCGTAACTACGAGCGTACGCCGCGATCAAGGATTCCGCAGCCAGCTTGCTCGCACCGTACAGCGACGTCTGGATCGGCATCGGGCAATCCTCAGGAGTCGGAAACGTCGAGGTATCGCCGTAGACCGCACTCGTCGAACTGAAGGCGATCCGTTGCACATTGGTCGCCCGCATCACCTCGAGCACGTTCTGCGTCGCGATAACGTTCGCTTCGATTGGTACTCGCGGGTCAGTGCCCAACCGGACCGTCGCGTCACCGGCCAAGTGAAACACCATGTCCTGGCTGGCCATGGCCCTGGTCAACGTCTGACGATTCATCAGATCGTCATCGTTCGCCAGGTCGTACACCGTCACAGACTGGCCTATAGCTTCTAACCGCCGCACAAGGTGACGGCCGATAAAGCCCGCGCCGCCAGTGACCAGGACTCTACTTATGGGCGCTTCCTCGGATGCTTTACCACCCATGACCTACAATCAACGCACTGCACGGTACGCAAGTTATATGGGCGTGATGCGGTAGCCGCAGCGACCGCCTGGGCTTCTTCTCGGTTAGCAAACGACCGACTGTGTGGCCAGCGACATACTAGAGATTTGATAAGTGGCCGCCATTTCTCAGGCATCAGTAGAAGGCTACACCAGCGTGCAATGGCGGCATAGCCGCAAGCACGACCGCGTCACCAGCGTCGGGTGAGCGACCAATCCGTTTGCTGATCTCGTCCTTGTCCTCGACCTGAATTCCTGACACGCGCATCATCCACCGCGGCGCGCATAGGTCCGCTTTCAACTCGGTATCCGGCGGCAACATGATGCCGTCGCCGTTCTCCGGATCAAGCGCTTCCCGAAAACTCCAGTACATGAACGCGCGCACATTGAGAAAGTGGAGCAGGTTGGTGCGGTCCTTGTGCTTCGTGCCTGCACCAAAGTTCACCGGCACCACGTCAGCGTCCACCTCGCGGCACAGGTCCACAACCGCGGCACCAGGCCCGCCCACGTCGATGTTGGCGTAGCCCCCACTCAGGAGCGCTTGCATAACGATTCGGCGGCCTTCCTGGCCATCGGGCGTCTCCTTGCCGGGGATGCGCTGCAATGGAGCGAACCAGTTGCCCCAGCGTTGCGCTAGAACGGTTTTCGCGGCACCACCTCGAGCCACGTCCAATCCGGAGCAGGTTGCCAGACCATCGGGTCGCTGCTCAGGATGCCAACGGCGCATAGCCGCATCAACCCAAGCACTGGGGATAATCTGCCACGGATCATCTTTAAGGCCGATGTTGTAGTCGCCGAACAGCAGTTGCGAGCGCAGCGGCTCGGGTAGCGCCTGGAGCTGCGACGCGTATCCGGTTCGGGCCAGAATCGGGTTGTCGGCAAGGGTAGCCGGCAAGAACGTCCGGGACTTCGGCGTGACCATCTCGCCGTGATAGTCGAACGGCTTACCGTCCTCAACTTCGGTGTCCTTGTCATCGATGCGGGCGTACCAGCGCAACTCGCCCGCGGTTGCTGGATGGTTATGCTGCGGGTCCAACCAGGCGCCCCAACGACGGATGACCCATTCACCCTCGACGCTGGTGGGCGGGTTGCCGGCACCAACGATGCGGGTTCGCTGACCGGGGATCGTGGTCCTGACCCAGCCCGCCAGAAACAGGTACATCTGTTCGAGGAATTCTGAGAGCTCGTCGAACGCGCACAGGTCGTGCGGTCGACCTTTCCACTTGCCCAACTCACCCAGGTCCTCAATGCCCGCGAACTCGACCGTTCGGCCATCGTTCATCAGTAAACCGTTGATACGAGACGAGAAGTGGCCTCGGTCGCCGATGACAGCGAGTGCTCGTTGGATGAGACCTTCACCGCCTTTGAACTGAGTGTAGTTGCGGCGGAAGATGATCGATCGCTGGTGAGCGGTGAGCCCTAGTCCCAGGAGCAGGTCAGTTTTGCCACCACCAGCCTGGCCACCGTAGTAGAGCTCGTCGGCCTCAGTGAGCCACGCTGCCGTTTGTGCCCCTGGCTGGGGAAACCACAGCGGCCGCGGGTTCTGGAAGCGCAGGGCGACCAGCGGTCGTAACTTGCTCAACGATGGCGGCAAGTCGGTCGTCGAGTTCCTCTTCGCTGAGTTCGCCGTGCTCGATCTGGATCGGCCGGCCGTCTGCCCCGGTGAGTTCGTTCCGTGTCTTCTCAACGAACCTGCCTGCCATCTTGAGTGCCACGATCAGCGCGGTGACGTTGTCAGCCTCAAACACCATCTGCGAGAGTTTTTCCTCGAGCAGATCCCCAAATTCGGCTTTGGCCAATTCAGCCGCCAGAGCGAAATCCTCGTCATGCTCACACCATTTGTAGAACGTGGTGCGATCGACGCCTGCCGCCTCGGTGGACTTTCGGACGTTGCCGGTGTTGCGGAACGCAGTCAAGAAGGCCCGCTTTTGTGGGTGTCGAATAGCGTGGAAGACGCCCGGCGCGCTGGGCATGCTCTCTCGCAGCGCACCATACGAGCGTTGAGGGTGTGTCGTCAAGAGCATATGCCGAGCAGTTTTCCGAAAACGCTGCTCACGACTCGCACACGATGTGGGGATACCAGCCTAGAGTCCTGGCAATGCGTTCGACACAGATCGCCTCGGCGAGTGGCTGAACGAGTGGCTCGTGCGCCATGTGTGGGTTGAGGAAAGCCTGGCGGCGCATGAGAAAATAGTGCGCAAGGCGGCCCTGGCGTTTGTAGATGCGGGTCACGACATGCCAGCGCAGGATGGGTTCGAGGGCCGTATCGGTAGCTGATTCGAGGTCGGCCTTGATAGCGACGATCTGCTTTCGCGCGTCGGGGTCGGAGCTGTGGACGAGGGCAACGGGATTGTCTGAGAGCGAGGAGCCGACACCCATAGCGGCGGCTTCGAGCTCGGGCCAGTGGCGCAGGTACCACGAGACAACGTCGGGCGCGAACTCGTCGATGGGGCAAGTACTGCCGGTGCGGCGCCGTAATCCTTTGACGAGCAAATCGAGCCCTTCCGCAGCCGCGTAGAGCACGAGGATGCGCTGATCCGTGATAGGGTCGGCCGCCGTCACGCTTTCACGAAGAGGAGGTGCCCTCATCCCGTGGCTGGGCCTGGCCGTCGAGGGCGGCGATTCCGTACCAGGCTTCGGCTTTCAGGCCACACGTCTCACAGGGACCGTCACCGGGTACCAGGTCAGGCCAGTGGTGTTTCTCCATCGCATCGCGCAGGGCCTGGTTCTGGGCCTTGTACTCAGCGGCACACTCGCGTGAGTCAATCCACGCTTGCCGCAACTCATCCCGTTCCGCCCGAGCCTGATCGCGTTCCTGGGTGAGCTGGTCGATACCGGCCTTGGCGGCATCCCACGCCTTGGCCACCAGATCGTCCGTGTCCGCCCGAGCCTGCGCGAGTTCGGCCCGGAGACTCACGATTTCCTGCTGCTTAGCGACAACGACATCGGCCGTACGTGTCAGTTCGTCATCGTTCACTAAGCAAGCGTCCATGTACCGCTGGTGGTTGTGCGGTTCGACGCTGGCCCCGCCGCGCTCAGGGGAATCAGGCATGGGTCTTCGGTGGGTTGAACGGGATGCGCAGACGAGCCGCCAGGCGTTTCATCTGCTCGTACGGCCTGCCGCGTTTGATCTGGCGCAGACCCTTGTTGTTGTGATGACGGCGACGCCGGGTCATTGCTGCTTCATGCTCTGGATTTCGGCGATGCGCTTTTCCCAACATGCCTCCAGGGCATCCCGATCAGCCTTGAGCCTGACGATCCACTCGTCTCGTGCTGCACAAACGGGCGAGTGAAGACCCAACCGACAGCGTAGGCTGAGCCCATCAACCGTCGATTTCCACCACCTCACTCCATCCGTCTTTCTCTCTGGGTCAGTAGTCATTTCAGATACTCCCTGAGCGATATCTCGCACTCTGAACACCACCATTCCCCGTGCAGTGCTCGCTCACCGCACGACGTGCAGCGGTCGGCGGCGAGTCGGCATTCCGTGCAAAGTTGAAAGCGTCCCAGCATGGCCATAGCGTCATACCGACCGCATGCCCGACACTCACCGCGCTCATCGGGCGAATCGCTCCACCACGGCCTGATCTCGCTGTCTCGCACATCGCCCGCGGGGTCGGTGGTCATGATCACTCCCTCTAACGGCACTTAGGTCTGACAAAGCTCGGCCAACACGTCGCCATGGCATGCGGCAGGTTTGCACCAGCATCCGAGCACCTTTCCATGAAGCTCTGGTAGGGCTGCGAGCAAGTCAAGCTCCGACTCTACCCACGCTCGATACTTGCTGATCACTTCAGCGCGCGTCCCATCGGGTCCGATCTTGAACGGATTCCCCCACTTGGACGGGCGTCCGATGTAGACGTCGTACCGCGCCCTTTTGCAGTGGACAACACTGGGTGGTGCGGGGTCGGTGGTCATGCTGCTGCCTCCTGGTCGAGATGGAATCGGCCATCACATCGACACTCGAACTGCTGAGCCTCGATCGCCTGATGGATACCACGGGCTTGCTCGAATGCGACGAAGATCGTCTCGTGTGTGGCTTGCCACACACAAAATCCCATATCTCTTTGTTGCGCTTTACGCGTTGCGCTTTCGTGGCAACGCAAGCCCCGGAAAAGGGGGGTTCTAGGGGGGAGAAACCATAACCGCAACATCCATCTGTCTATAAGGGTGTGCGGTTTATGTTGCGCTTCTCGGACCGCCGTTTCGGAAACCGCCACACTTGTTGCGGTATCGCCCAAAATGTGTTGCGGTTTCACTCGGACAGCCCCCACGTCGCGGTCCTGCCGCGGCCCCCGCCAGGGTTCAACCGGACCACCCCAGACATGCGCCCGAGCGTGGTCCGAACCGCGTTCTCTTGCTCATCAAGCTCGTCGGCCAGCGACTTGGTATCCAATGCCCCACGCACTAGCGCCGCCCTGATTCTGACCGACAAGCTTGTCCTCGCCGCCAGGTCGGGCACCTCCTGTATGTCCGACTGGTCGAACGCGATCGCGCCCCGCGGCCCGTCGAAGCCAACCCGTAGCGCGATCGGCTTGTGATGCTCACCGTCGTTGGCCTTCCAGTGGTACAACCCCAGGTGCATCACATCCCCGTCTGGTTCGTCCTCAGCCCGCCGCACCTCGATGCCTGAGCGCATCGCGTTCCAGAAGAACGCCGAACCGAACGGCTTCACCTTGCCCTTGGTCTGAAGTGCCGACTCGCGGCTCACGTGGGCAATCACCAGCCTGGTCGCTGGGCTCATGTTGCGTAACGCGTTCATGGCTGCTCGAGCCGTCTCGTCCTCGGTGAGCGCACCCGTAGCTGCGAACCCAATCGAGTCAACGATTACCAGCGTGATGGTGTTCTTACTGATCTCTTCACGGATGCTCGGCAACTCGTCTGACAGCGAGCGGAAGCACTGGCGGTAGTGAATGGTCGGCGCCGCACAACGCTCGGCCTGAGCGATTCTGCGCAGCCTGAGCGCCACCGTGCGTGGGTTCGTCTCCCAGTCGAGGTACAACACGGCACCCTGACACGTTGGCCAGGCGTTCCATGGCAACGCCTGCTTGAGCGCTACCGAGTACGCAATCCTGAGCGCCATCAGGCTTTTCGCCGACTCGCCATCGCCATACAACACCGTCGTCTCACCCATCGGTATCAGCCCAGGAATCAGATACTCGACTTCATCGAGTTCCTCGACTGCCGCAAGGTCTACGGTTGGGGCTGGCGCGCGGTACTGCTTGGCCACCACCGCACATGCGTAGGTGACCATCTGATCCCAGTCGATCGCACCCACGGCCCCATTGGCCCGCTTCTCGAGCTTGTTGGCCGTCTCGGTCTGCGAGCGGGCCGACAGCAGGTTCAGGTGAACTGGCCCAGCCAGGCGCCCATTTGCCCCGGGCATGATGCTTTCGACAGTTAGCTCGGCACGAAGACCATCGCTTATGTCCTTGAGCCGCTCGAGCCCGAAGCCAATGCCAAGATCGGGCCACGTCAGGGTCCACGTGTCCCCATCACGGCGGACTTCGGGCCGCTCGGTCATACATCGAATACCCGTGCCGCCAACAGCGCTGGATTGGGCAACAAGGGCCGATCCTCGGGATGTGCCTGGTAGTGCTGGTCACGATCGCGTATCGCTTCGTTGAGCGTCTGGCGCACCGTGTGCTCGTCCTCGCCAATCTTGGCCGCCAGCTCACGCACGTAGCGCGCCCGAGCGACCGGCGGCTGTCTGAGCAGCACGTCGACCATGTCCTCGCACGCGTCGACCGCACCCTGCACCGTGCCCAGGTCATGCCGTTGCTCAAGGTGATGGATCATCCACAGCGGCGCCGGCTCAGCCTCAGCGATCATGCGTTCATATCGCGCGTCGCCGCCGTCAGAGTTCAGCAGTTGGTCAACGTCCTTGATGCCCGTGGGCAGCGTGGCGACTTTGATGATGGTCACCGGGCTGGACCGTAGTTAGAACTCTTCGGCCTTGAGCGCATCGATCATGCCCTTGACCTTCAACCCCTTCTCGATAATCTGGTCGAGGCCATCGCTGTCAGTAATCTCATACGTGTCATCGAGTTTGATGCCCATCTCGGTCGCGCGGTCATACAGCAACACGTAATGGTCTAGTGCGCCTGCGCGCGTCGGAGGCCGTTTCTTAGGCGACGGTTCTGGCTCAGACTCGCGCTGCTCGATAACCTCACCAGTGGTCTGATCGACGACGACAGTTCGGGCGTTTGGGATACTCTCAACCTCGCTTTCATCCGTCCAGCCCAAACCGCATAGACTGAGGGTCACGCGTCGCTTGGCCTTCGTCTCTGCCTTCATCAACGCATTCGCCAGGTTGTCGGCGACCAGACCCTTGACGTAGACCACGCCTAAAGCACTATCGATGCGGCCAACTCCATCCTTGGCATACGCCGTCACGACGTAGAGGTCGTCGAGCCGCTGGCGCTCGAGTTGGGTAATACTGACGCCGTGAATCTTGCGCAACTGGTCGGTGCAGTTCTTCAACGCGTACAGCGTCAGTTTGCCGTTCAGGTTGATGTAGTCAAACGGTTTTGTCAGTGGGTTGATGTTGAGCGATTCGCAAACCTTGTTGTAGTAAGTGACGCGCTCCTGGGGCTTCAGTTTGGCCAGGTCGCCCTCGATCAGGACGCGCTCCATGATTTGTGCGCCGTTGGTCGGCACGACTAATTCAGCGGTTGTCACGCGATTCTCTCCTTTGAGTTGTGGCAAAAACAAGTGCAACGCGGTAGGCCAGAACGGCCCTGACGACCCGCGTTACCACGGCACGCCCAATGCGAACCGTGTCGGCAATATGCGCTTCTAAGCGCCACTGGTACGCCCGTGTGTTCCTGGCGTCCCTTGACACAGTCCGGGTGCTGGCACGTGTCCGCGTCGTGCTCCGTCATGTCTGAGCCTTCGCTTCGAGACGCAGCCAGTACAGCGTCAGGGCTGTTGCCCAGTAGTGCCGGAGCGCGGATTGGCGGCGAATCCGCTGGCAGGACCAGCACCGCCGTACGTTGTCCGGCTCGTCCTTGTCGAGTGGCGCCGAGCAGCCGTTGCACACGCGCATCAGGCCGCGCTCTCCTGTGCATCAGCCTCAGCGATCGCTGACCCGCACCAGGGGCATGGCGTCCCACGGATCACTTCGACCTGTTCGACGCCGACAATGTGCTTATGGCCAGTGCTACATTCCAAAACAACTTGGCCGCTATAGACTGCCAATTTGGCATGACCGACTTGAACACCCCTATTCCGAAGCGTCTTCTCGCTGATCGGCAGCATTGGACGGAACACGACCTGCTTGGGTGCTGCTGGTCGACTATGTCGGCGCTTGTCCTCCCGCTCTATGTTGAGGTCGAGCGTGCAGGCTCGGCAGATGCGCTGGAACCCGGTGATGCGCATGTAGCAACCTGTTGTTGGACACTTCGGCATCACCGCTCCTCCAGCGGTTCACTGATCCTGAGTGAGCCCCAGAGCAATCCCTCTGAGGGCACTTCTGTCGGTCCGAAGTCGATTCCGACCATGCGCAGTCGGCCCAGGCCGTCCACGTACACCTCGACGACCTTGGCGTCATGTCGAGGTACGCGACACCAGTAGTAACCGCGTTTCGTTGGCTTCTCCGTTGTCCACCGTTGTCGAGGTCGCCAATCAATAACCGTCGATTCCACTTCCATGTCCAGCTCCGCGGCCTGTCGGCGAATCCGCGGCGGTCTCTGCCATTCGTCATCGGCTAGTTCGATGTCCGTCGACCAGCCCATAAACCTGCGCAGATTGATCACCGCGCACAACTCCACGCCGACGCTCGGCCATAACTGATCTCTTGCGCGAGATACCGGACACTTTGATACGGGCTGAACGGATCGTCGTAGCCGAGCGAAAAGAAGTGCAGAAGCCTGCCACGCGGATGGAGCTGGACCGGCCCGAGTTCGCCCTGGCGCCCAACGCTGTAGGGGTCGTAGGTGCCGCCGGTTTCACAACGCACAATGCGCAGCAGGAACGCACGCGAGACGCCCTGCTCGACGCTGTACTGGTCGATGGCGTCGAGGGTGTCCTGCGCCGTGTAGCCTTCCTGCGCGTGCGCTGGGCGTGCCCACAGCAACGCCAGCAGGAACGCTGTGACGAGGAGCAGGGCTTTCATGCGGCCTGATCCTCGAGGACTGCGCCCCACTGGTCGGCCATCGCGGCAGCAACCAGGGGGAACGTGCGCGCGCGGTAGCCCCATACGCCGGCGCCAACCGGTGTTCGATTGCACCCACGGCGTGGCGCCGGGGTGGACCGTAGTCGCCATGAGTGGCGGTACGCCGCGGAACCATAGCCACGTTCGCTTTGTGAACCGTTCTCCGAAGTACCAGGGCTCGATCACTTGGTCGGGCGGGCGCCACCACGGCTTGAGTAGTCCGATGGGGTTCTCGATCACCACGCGCGGTACCGGCGCGTTCCACAGTGCCAACACGAAGCCCAAGGCTTCGCGTGCCTTCTCCATGCGCTCAGGCGTTCGCCAGCGCGCTCCAGCGCGGCTCAAGTACGTACAGGGCGGGTGAGCGATCATCAGATCCCAACCTTGATCGAGCACCTCGAGCACATCGCCCTGGATGTGGTATTGCGGGTCGCCCTCGGTGGGCAGGAGATCGCACGACCATGCGTCATGCCCGCGTGCCCGGAAGGGATCTCTGACGACACTACTGAACTCGCAGGCCACCAAAATCCTCACGCCAGCGCCCTCAGCGTGATCTCGGTCCGCGGCGTATCGCTGTAGTGGTGCAGTCGCACATGCGCGTCCTGCACCAGCGAGTCGTCCTCGTAGGCGATGCCGTTGAGCGCGTCACTGACGAGCTTTCCGAAATTGTCCCAGTCGCCTCTGCCCTTCCCCTTGATGTAGCAGTCAATCTCGAGCGCGCAATCTACGCTCAGCGGACGCAGATGTGGGTACGTCTTCTTCAGGTAGCCGATGACCCGCACCTCAGCCTCAGCCGTTCTGTACGGCGTGTACGTGTGCCCATGTGGCGCCAGCCGCGGCCTGCCCTTGGGTACGGGCTGGCCAGGGACAACAAAGGCAATGGCGGAAGTCACTGGAGGCGTAAACCTTCCCGCTGCGACACGGTCATTCCGGGGATCACTTCGCCCGTGGCCTTGAAGTGCGCTATCGCGTCCCGGACCTTGATGTGTGTTTCGGTCCGAATCTCGACGAACTCGGGCGGGACCGCTGCCTCGTCGTAGATTTCCGCGCTTGGCGGATTCAATTGGCGCCGGACCGAGAACTGCTGCGTTTCGATGCGCTGCTGACCAGTCCTCTGCATGTGCTCGAGGAGGCGTTCCTTGAGCCGCTGCACGGCGTGCTCCGGCACTTTGGCCCGATCGGCCATGCGTTTCGCCGCCGCCTTCCTGCCCTCAGCTAGCCACTTCAGCGACTCGATCACGGCGAGGTACGCCTCAACCTTGTCCTGCACGAGCAGTTCGGTCAGGTCGATCTCGGCCAGCACGCGTGCCTGCTCTTCGGGCGTCTCCGCGCTATCGAGCGCCGACATCAGCGCTTCCGAGTACGAGTCGAGGTCGTACAGGGTGCTGGCGTGTCTCGCCACGTCCATGAAGGCGCGCGAGGCGTTGTCGAGGGCGGTCACTGCTCCAACTCCTTGGCCATGGCGCACCACGACCACACGACCAGGCCAAACAGCAGGTAGACGGCGATGGCGGCTGGGGTGGTGGTCCCTTCGGCCTTAGCGATGGCCTTGCGAATAAGCGCAACGGGACGCATCGCTTCAGGCGGGTGTTCTGCTACCAGCACTTCGAAGTACTCCAATGTCGCCCTGAGCGCCTCGTACATCTCCGGTGCGGCCGCGATCAGGGAGGCGTCGGCTTCAGTCGTCCAAACGTCGGCTATCCACGTTGGCTCATCCGTTGCAGCCCACACCTGCCACGTGTCGGCGGTCGGTCCGCTGTCTACTCGCCACGGTCCAGGGGTCCACCTAGGCTGCGAGGACATCGGACTTCCTTTCGTTGCAGTCAGCGCAGGCGAGGACGATGTTGGTTGCGGTGTGCTGACCTCCGCGTGCTCGCGGTACCCGATGGTCGAAGCCACGCGGATCGTGAGGATTCAGGCGGACGCACCTCACCAGTGCATTGCAGTAGTGGCAACGGCCCTGTGCCGCATGGAGAATCGCGGCTAGTTGTTCGCGAGTAACGTCACCACTAGCTAGCCATTCGATCCTGCGTCGCCATGCCATCTGGGTTGTTTGCGGGTTCCGTGCACGGCGTTCGCGCTTGTGACGCACCATGCGGGCACGCCCGGCTGGCGTCTTTTCCATGCGTCTCTTCAAGTTGCGAGCGGCGTCAGGATTCTCCGCTCGCCATTTGCGCGTTGCTAAGGCTGCACATGGCAAACAACGAGCCTTGCCATTGACCTGGCCCGACCAGCCGCAGCGCTGGCAGACGTAGGAGATCGGCCCCGGTGTATGCCCGCTCATAGAGCCCACGACCACGGGCCTCGGCTCCCGACGCAGTGCTCACGCACCGGCCGAACGCCGTAGTAGTTCGTATCCGCTACCGGCGCGTCTGGTTCGAACTCTCCTTCCGCAATCTTCTCGACGATGGTCAGGTCGTCACGGGCCTGCTGGAGTTGTCGGCGTGCGATGTCGTAGCGGATCTGCGCCAGCGTGAGCGTGGACTGCCAGTACGGCATCTCGTCCTGGGCCTGCTGCGGCGTGCTGGGCAAAGAGGGCTTCTCTGCGAGGCTCATGGCTCGGAGTCCTCAGAGTCCTGCTCTGGTTCGCCCACAGTGGGCGTCGGAAGGCTCGGTACATCGGGGAGGGTGAGTTCTGCGCCTTCGTAAATGCGCCCCCAGCCTTGTGGAATGTGAACAGTGATCAGATAAGCGACTTCGTCCCACTGAAGAGCAGGGCGCCGCCGATTGACCCGACAATCACCCCGGCCGTTCACGATGAGATAGACGCTGACGCTCTTGCTGATCACGGCTCGCGTCCTTCGCTGCATGCCCGGCACAACTTCCATGCGATCGGGCAGGTGATCCGCATGTGGTCATCCATCAACTGGCGGTTCGTGCGCGGCTTCCAGCATTTGCCCAGGTCGAGCGAGCCGAACTGCTCCTCGTGGCCGCAGATGAACCGCAATCGGATCAACTGCATCTTGTTTCCCGCGCTGTCGAAGTGCGGGTACTTGTTCACCAGCACCGCTGGCTTCGCTAGAATGTTCGTGCTCGATTGGCTCATCGAAGGTGTGCCTTTCGGGGAGAGCCGTTCCGTTCACGCGGGGCGGCTTCTCTATGTGGCCCGTCAACACGGCGGGCGAGCGGTCGCCTTTATCTAGGCGGCGGCTTCGTCGTTCAGCGTAGTGATCGCGTCGTTTCTTTTACGGGAATCGACGGGCACGAACAGACGCTCGAACGGCAGATCGGGGAAAGCGGCCATGATGGCGTGGATGGTCTTGCCGCTGATGGTGTCGTACTCGCCCGTTTCCAGGTTGTGGATGGTGCTTCGACTGAGGCCGGTCCGCCGCGCGAGCTCTCCTCTCGACCAGCCTCGTGCGAACGCCGCTTCAACAGCGGTGCTCCTCATTGGCATGAGCCGCATTCTACTCACCTTTTTCAGAGTAGTGCAATCGGATCAGATCATCTTCGTGTTGCCATCCGCGCTCGCACTCGTCGAGCAGGACATCGTTGAAGTCAGCGCGGTTCTGCCACCCGAGTTGGCGAGCCAGATTGATGTTCGCGGCTTTGATATCGAGGCCACGTAGGCGCGCACTGCGGCCAATGGTCCATGCGCGCTTCAACTCAGTCCCACGTGCTCCCGTCGATCGTGTCATGCTGCGTCTCCTCGCTTCATCGGGTCTGGGTGGTGCTGCTGCGAGCAGTACGCGATGCCGTTGTGCTGTGCTTTTGGCGGGTTCGGGCACTTCCAGCAGTGCGTCGAGCCGAACAGGTGCCTGCGCGCCTCGGCCCTGGATGCTGAGCGGGTGTACTTTCCCATATCCTCTACTCTACACTACCTGCGCAGAATTATGCAAGCCATAACCTAGCCGAATCCACACATCTTGCATAATTCTGCGCATAGGTCTAGGATTGGGCACAATGAGCGCGCTCCAACACTTCTTCGATGCCGAACGCTTGAGACGCGGCTGGTCTGTGCGTGAGGCCGCCGACCGATCCCAGATCAGCTTATCCAAGGCGTACGCCATCATTCGCGGCGACGACAACGTTGAGTTCGAGACGTTCGAGAGCATCGCCGCCGCCTTTGGCATGACCCCGGCCGAGCTGGCCACCGCGATCGGCAAGGGCAACCATGGCGACGACCCCGATGAAGTGCGCATGATCGCTGCCTATCGCCTGGTGCCCACCGAGAAACGCTTGACCGCGCTCGACATCCTACAAGCGCTCACGCGTGTTAAGCCCCGTCCGGGCGATCCTGCTAAGCCACGCCGCGGCCGTCCTAATACCCACTCCAGCAGGCCCACATCGGACGACGACGACGCTTTAGCGCGGTGTTACAACCCGGTCAGCCAGGGCCTAATGCGGTCTGTGTCGGCGGCGTGATTGTAAACAGCCGCTAATCTCTCGTTGCTCAATCGTGACTGCCTGAGTTCTAGTCAACGACCGTTCGTCTAGTGAACAATCTTCCCCCTGCCCGACCTGCACGTAGGGCACGGCGATCGCACAAAGGGGGAAGCCTTGTGCTACTGGGGAACGCGGTCGAGTGTTTCGTGCTCCTGGCGACGTCGGAGCGGCGCCTATCAACGGCCACGCTCAGGGTGTACGAAGCGGCATTGGAAAAGGTTCAAGCGTACGCGGAAGCGCAACACCGGCCGAAACTCGAACACCTGACGCCGAACCTGCTAAGACAGGCCGCGGCGTCCGAGATGACCACGGCCGCACACGGCGCGTTGTGGAAGGGTGGCGAGGTCATGGCGGCACTCATGGTGACGGCCACGCGCACGATGGTGCGTCGACTGCACGAGGAGTTTCCTGATCTGCCGCTGCCCGACCTGAACGGGGTGAGAGCGCCACGCGTGCCGCATCGCATCCAGCCGCGCTTGCAGGATGACGAGTACGTGCGACTAGAAGCAGCCTTGAAGATGCGACTCTTGCGCGATCGTGTACCCCGGTTCCTGATCGCGCGCGACATGGCCATCCTGACAGTCTTGGGGAATACAGGGTTGCGAGCTGCCGAGTGCTGCGGCCTGGACGTAGACGACATCGATCTGCGGGAAGGATTGATACAGGTACGCCGCGGCAAGGGCAGCAAGGCACGTGTGCTGACGGTCCGCGATCCCGAGTCGGACGCACGAGGAGGCGGCGAGGTGGTCAACGCGTTGACGGACTACCTGCGCTGGCGCGAGCGAACCTTTGCGTTCGTGCCGACGAGTGCTTTGTGGCTGACCATCAAGGGCAACCGGCTCAGGCCCGAAGGGCTACGCTCGGCGTTGCATACATTATGCGACGAGGCAGGCATTGACGGGAACCGACCACCGCATGCGTTTCGACGCGCGTACTTCACCGAGCAGTACCGCGATCAGCCGAACTCGTTGCCCGTGCTGGTCGAGCGTATGGGCTGGGCAACGGGCGAGATGGCCAAGGTGTATACGCGTGGTGTCGACCTCGAGCTCGCGCGCCGGGTTCCGTTGCCATTGGCTACGCGCAAGTGGCGCACGGCTGGCAAGGAACCGAAGGTAACTCCATTCCCGAAGCGGGCACACAGTTAAAGGTTAAGGGCCTGCTGTACCAGGCTCAGGTTCCATCAGGTCGGCCGGGTCGCAGTTCAGGGCCGCGGCTAGCTTGCGGATCGTTGAGAACTGGGGCTCAGCTTTAA